GGTAATCGAATGAAGCGTCATCGAAAAAACGGTTGGATGCAATTAGACATGATCGGTCCGATGAATGGCGAGGCAGCGCATCAGCTCGAGCTGCGCATCAAGCATGAGCTAGATGCCAAGAATATCCCGCGTGGCGATCAGGCTTTTATGGGTCGTTTTGACGGGTATACTGAAGCATGGCAGACTGTAGACCTAGACGTATCTACTCTCAGGGAGTTGTTCGGGTATCTAGGCATTGATGAGGGTAAATATCATGCCACGCGGCAGGAAACCGACAAAGAACGAGACCATTGCGATGTCGCAGACTCCACCGAGAGGATTGCCGGTGGAGGTGCGCAAATGCTGGATCCGTTTATGCAATCGCATCCATCAATCGTCAGGCACGGGAATCGCGGCCGCAGACGCCGAGGTGCTCATCATGGCAGCGCACCAGCTCGCCCGCGTGGAGGCGATGCGACTGGCAGCAGCCAGCGAACCTTTCACTACGCCTGATGAGCGTGGCGTACAGCGCATGCACCCACTCTGGGGAGAGCTGCGCAATGCTGAGAGCCAGTTGCGATCTACGTTTACAGTCCTGATGCTGACTCCACGCAGCCGCAAAACTCAAAGCAGCAATATCGATCCTGCCGGACCTAATGAGGACGATATCAACGATATTGCTCTGCGCATTCTTGGATAACTTATGGCAAAACTAAAAACAAAGCAAGTAGAGCTTAGGCCTGAAGAAAAGGCTAAGCTCTTCTTTGAGCATTTCCTGACTCATAGCAAGGGCGAGATGTCGGGCAGGCCTCTCGTGTTATCGGATTGGCAATATAACGACATCATAGCTCCACTATTTGGCACGCTACGACCCGATGGTATGCGTCAGTATCGGACGTGCTACATCGAGATCCCCCGGAAAAATGGCAAGAGCACACTGGCCGCGGGCATAGCTCTCTACCTTTTATTTGGCGATGGCGAGCCCGGTGCTGAGGTTATTTGCGCTGCTGCTGATCGAGATCAAGCATCCATCGTGTTCGATCTCGCTGCCTCAATGGTGCGCAACTCCCCTGCCCTTGATGCCAAGTGCTCTGTATTGCGTAAAGAGATCGTCACCAAAGACGGCAGGCGCATGCGAGCCATTAGCGCGGACGCCCACACTAAACACGGTATGAACTGTAGCGGCATTATCTTTGACGAGCTACACGCTCAGCCTAATCGCGAGCTCTGGGATGTGCTCACGACATCGACTGGAGCGCGAAAACAACCGCTCACGATCTCGATCACAACCGCAGGTCACGACCGCAACTCGCTCTGTTACGAGATGCACCTACACGCTCGAGCAGTGGCTGATGGCACACTAGAGGATCGTAGCTTTCTCCCCGTCCTTTACCGCGCACCAGATGGCGCAGACTGGAAACAGGAGAGCACATGGCGGGCAGCAAATCCCGGCTATGGCGTCTCAGTCCGAGAGGACTACATGAGGCAAGCCGCCATGGACGCAGCGCAGAGCCCTGCCCGCGAGCTAGCATTTCGCCGCCTCCACCTTTGCGAGTGGACCGACACAATCACACGATGGATCGCACCTGAGACATGGGACGCATGCCGCAGCCCTCGACCTGATCTCGATGGCCGATTGTGTTATGGCGCTCTTGACCTGAGCTCGACCATGGATCTTTCAGCGTTCGTGCTAGCCTTTCCTCTCGACGATGGCACTATCTGGATCGAGCCGACATGCTGGGCACCTCGAGGCGCGCTCAAACAACGTGAGCGCACCAACCGCATGCGCTACGACCAATGGCATGCGAGCGGGCACATTAACGTGACCGATGGCGATGTGATCGAGTACGAGGATGTGTACACGCGGATCAAGCAGCTCTGCGCACAGTATCGGGTCGTCGATATCGCAATTGACAGATGGAACGCTAGCCAACTGGCTCAGCAGATGCAGAGCGATGGGCTGAACATCGTGTCGTTTGGGCAGGGCTACGCGAGCATGAGTCCAGCCGCTAAAGATTTTGAGACATTAGTCATGGCGAGAAAATTACGACACGATGGCAATCCGGTATTGCGATGGTGTCTGGGTAACTGTTCGATAGAGTCAGATGCCGCTGGCAATATCAAACCCAGTAAGGCTAAGAGCAGCGAAAAGATCGACGCCTTGGTCGCCTCGATCATGGCAGTCGCAAGATCTCGAGTCGGCGAAGCAGGTGGAGCGATAGGGCGAGGTGCCCCGTCGGTGTACGAGTCGCGGGGGATGACTCTCATATGACGATCATCGATCGCATCAAGAGGATATTCACGCTGCGCATGGGCAATCGCCCGAGCCTGCGAGATCCCGCGCTTATAGCGTTTCATGGTGGTTCGGTAAGCTCTGCCGGTGTGCAAGTATCTGAGAGCTCAGCGCTCAGCTATGCGCCATTTTGGCAAGCCGTCCGCATTATCTCCGAGACCATCTCTAGCCTGCCCTTTCACGTCTATCAGCAGACCGCCAATGGGCGCATTATCGCTGATGACATGATGGTGGCCGACCTTCTGCGATTTTCTCCCAATGAGGAGATGACCTCGATGCAACTGCGCGAGCAATGGCTTGCGCAGGCTCTCACGTGGGGCAATGGCTACTGCGAGATTGAGCGAGACACGATCGGCCGCCCAACGCGCCTATGGTTGCTGCGTGCCGAAAACATGAAGGTCGGACGAAGCGAAAACGGCGATCTGCAATATATTTATCGCGACGATTTCTCTCGTGCGACCTACATACCAGCATCTGACGTACTGCATCTGCGTGGCCCAGGTGGTGATGGTTACGTCGGTGCCAGCGTGGTCTCGCTGGCTCGAGACTCAATCGGTCTCGGCATTGCTGCTGAGTCGTTTGGTTCATCGTTTTTCGGTCGCGGCGCTCGCCCATCCGGCGTGCTAGAGCATCCCGGCAGGCTCAGCGACGATGCCCGCGGTCGCCTTCGCGGCGATTGGGAACGTCTGCACTCTGGTATCGATAATGCCTCGAGGGTGGCAATCCTCGAAGAAGGCATGAAATGGACCACGACTGCAATCCCGCCTGACGATGCGCAGTTCCTCGAGACTCGACGTTTCCAGCTCGAGGAGATCGCTAGGTGGTTTAATATCCCCGTATCCAAACTGCGGGCAACTGGCGGATCGACCTACAGCTCGCTCGAGCAGGAAAACCAAGCGTTCTTGAGCGAGACGCTGCGCCCTTGGCTTGTCCGCATCGAGCAGGAGGTCAGAAATAAACTGCTCCTGCCGATCAGCAGCAGCTACTACGTCGAGCATCGCGTCGAGGGGCTGCTGCGTACTGACCTCGCTGCTCGATACAGCGCCTACGCCATTGGTCGCAACTGGGGATGGCTCAGCGTCAACGAGATCAGAGCGCTCGAGCAGCTCGACCCTATCGAGGGTGGAGATGTATTCTTGCAACCGTTGAACATGCAGCCCGTATCGTCAATGGGCGGAGCTCAGGCACCGCCTGCTGATCCTACTGTCGCGCCAGTCGTCGTCGATCCTACAGCGCTGCCAGCAGCACCAGCAGCACCAGCAGAGACCAACGACCTCGAGGCATATGCCAGCGATGCCGTAATTGCGTTAGCGCTGGCAATGACCGAGCATCAGATCCCGAGCTGCGAGCATGGCAGCACCAATCGCTGCCGTGTGTGTGGCATCGAGCGTGAGCGTGAGCTAGTGCCACCAAGCCGCCCAGGTGGACGGCATGGCTGGCGCATTAAATGGCGACCGATTTTGCCGCTACGCAAAACAGAGACTGAGCGATCGATGCCAACTGAGCGTCGAGCAAAATACGACAATATTGATTTTTCACCGCCTGCTGGCGTCCGTGAAGAGGCCGCTCGAGGTCTAGCATGGCGAGCCGAATATGGTCGTGGTGGCACTGAGGTAGGCGTTGCTCGTGCAAGAGACCTCAGCAATGGCAGCAACATCAGCCCCGACACAATCGGACGCATGGTCAGCTACTTTGCTCGCCATGCCGTTGATTCAAAGGGCGAGGGATGGTCGCCCGGTCAAGACGGATTCCCGAGCGCTGGCCGTATTGCCTGGGCGCTATGGGGCGGAGACGCCGGGCGAACATGGGCGAACAAGGTAGCTGGCCAGATGGATAGGGAGGACGACAATGGAGCGTAGATTACTCTCTACCGTCTCATCTGATGCTGGCCGACTGATGGGCTATGCAAGCGTGTACGGGCCGCTCAGCGAGGATCTGGGCGGGTTCCGTGAGCGCATAGCACCGCAGGCATTTGCCAGCACCCTCGAGGATAAAAACGCAGATGTGCGAGCGCTGATCAATCACGATTCATCATTGGTGCTAGGTCGTCGCAGTGCGGGCACGCTCAAACTCAGCACCGACAAAAATGGCCTTGGCGTTGAGATCTATCCGCCAGATACCAGCTATGCCAAAGATCTCCGTATGCTCATCGAGCGCGGCGATGTTAACCAAATGTCATTTGGTTTTATTGTGCGAGCTGACGAGTGGACAATCGAGGAAACAGTGCGAGTGCGGACAGTGACAGATGTCGAGCTCATCGAGGTCTCCGTCGTCACCATCCCCGCATACCCGGACACCACGGTCGCGATACGGTCGCGTGATCAGTGGAGCGCTAGCCAACTACGGCTGAGCGTACATTTACGAGGCCGAAAATTGCTTATGTCGCAGCTCGGCTGCGCAGGGAGGATTGTATGAGCGTATCACGTCGCGACCTGCTCGCAGAGCGAGCACGTCTAGTAGAGCAGGCCAAGACCTACCATGAGTCGGCATCGACTCGTGAGTGGACACCAGAAGAGACAGCAAAGGTCGATGAGATCGTTGCTCTCATCGCTGACCACGATGCTCGCATCGCGGCTATCGAGGCTGCAATGGCTGAAGAGGTCTCTGGCGAAGAGATGCCAGCAGAAGCACCAGCAGCAGATCCAGCAGCTCAGCAGCAGGCAGCTCGTGCACGTCTCAGCGATGTGCTCAGCGCAAGCTCACGCCGCACACGACCAGCTCCAGTGGGCGTGCCGATGTTCACGCGCGACCTCGACGACAAGCGCGCTAATCGGGACCGTGAAACAGCTCTTTGCGGCTGGTTCCTTGGCAATGATGCTCGCCCTGAGCACCGCAGCGCAGCTCAGCGCTCAGGGCTCAACCTGGGCAGCAACCGCATCGTGCTGACTCGCGCCAACTCGACCAGCTCCAGTGCCGGTGGTTACACCATCCCGCAGGGATTCTTGGCTGAGCTCGAGAAGAAAATCGTTTATTTCAACCCATTGCGTGATGTTGCTCGCGTCATCCGCACCGAGTCGGGCAATAGCTTGCCCTTCCCCACGATCGACGACACTGGCAACCCCGGTGCCATCGGGGCGGAAAACACCGCACCATCCGCTACCGACATGACATTTGGCCAGATCATTCTCGGCGCATATCGCACCGAGTCGCTGGTACTGCTCAGCAATGAGCTCCTACGTGACTCCGGTTTGGATCTTGCTACCGAAGTTGCTGGCCTGCTCGGCGAGCGTCTCGGTCGCAAAGAAGCCACGGACCACGCAACCGGCAACGGCACGACTGCTCCTCAGGGTGTAGTCACCGGCTCATCGGCTGGCGTTGCTGGCGCGACCACAACCACCATCACGCTGGCCAATATCATGGGCCTGCGCAATGCACTCGACTTTGGCTACCAGCAGAATGGTGCATTCATGATGCACCAGACGATCTGGTCTACCATCCTTCAGTTGGCCGACTCACAGAGCAGGCCATTGTTCCTCGACTTGCTTAACGGCAACGCACCGCGGCTCTTGGGCTATCCGGTGATCGTCAACAACGCGATGGCCAGCTCGATTGCTGCCAATGCCAAAACTGTTCTGTTCGGCGATTTCAGCAAGTACTACATCCGTGATGCGGGCGATATCGAAATCATCCGCATGAACGAACGCTATGCTGATGCCTATCAGACCGGATTCATGGCTGTTCGTCGTAGCGATGCCAAGGTCGCTCAAAGCTCAGCTATCGTCCGCATCACTCAGCCAGCAACCTAATGTGGAGTAGACTCATGAGAGTGAAAATACTCATACATTGCGTAGGCACTCTCGTGAGCTACATGCCCGGCGAGGTTCTGGACATTGTTGGCGATGACGCCCAGCGGCTCGTATCCGCTGGGCTCGCCGAGCCCTATCAGGAGCCAGCAGCATTGGCTCCACCACCTTTAGACATCGCAGACAATAAGCGCCGTAAAAACGTGGAGAAACGATGAACATCAAGATCCTCGCGCGTGGCACGTCCGAGCCAGTAACACTGGCTGAGGCGAAGCTCCACCTGCGCGTGGACCTGAGCGACGATGATGCGCTCATCACTGC